CCACCGCGATATACAGAGTGCCCACATTACTGCCTCGTTATTGTGCTGGACGTTCTGCCGTCGCCGCCAATGGCAAGACGGATCGGCCCTGCCACACGTTCCCGCGTGGTCACCGTCATGGGTGCCGACGCATCCAGTCCGGCCAGCCTCCACAGCTCCGTCAGCATCTGCCCTGCGGTCACACCCTGCACCAGTTCGACGGCCCACACGTCCTCAGGCAGCAACTCGCCCGGGGTGCGTACGGTGCCGGACATCTGCACAGCGGGAGCAGGCATCAATACGGTCAAGCTGCCCGTGATCTCCGGCAACTCCTCGACCACGCCGGACATGGCCACAACTGGTGCAGGCATGGCGACATCCAGCGCACCGGTAACGTCAGCGCCCCCCGCCATCTCAACGACCGGCGCGGGCATAGCCACATGCAAATCGCCCGTTATGTCGACGCTGCCGGTCATCGCCACTGCGGGCGCGGGCATGGCAATGGACAGCGTACCGGTAATGGCTGCCGGCTCGGCAGACAGGTCGGTAAATTCATAACTGTCAAACAGCAGCCCGTTTTCCTGTTTGTCCCAAACGCCGGACAGGGTGCCAAAAGTGGCGTAACCGCTGGCGTATGTTGTAATGGTCGCAGGGCCAAGAATCAGCTCGCCATTCCTGTAGACGGAGAAAGAACTCCCCTCGCTGCGCAGCGTTATTGTCTCTGTTTCGCCGACGGCCAGCTGGCGGTCGTAAGTGCCTCTTGTAGAGTAATCGGTCCGCAGTGTTATGCTGCTACTCTTGATAGTGACAAGTACGCATGAATATTTGTAAAGCTCATCAGCAACCCTCGCGGAAATCGACAGTGTCGGCTCCGCAAGGTCATCCTTCCTGAATATCGTTGCTGTTTGGATTGTGTCGGTAAATTTTGCCTGATTATGAGTCATGCCCAGCGGCATGCCGTAGGCGTGCCCCGCACCGTCCAGCATGTACCTGTACGTCTCGGGGTCACCGTACGGCAGCAGGTTGGTGAACCCCATGTCCCGCAGGTCGGTATCCGCAGGCCCAGAAAAATCTGTGTAAAAATCAGCCATCTGCCGCCTCCGTGCAGCCTGCCGCAATCAACCTCTCGTGCTGCTCCGGTGTAACATTGCGGGCACACACAACCGCACTCCCGTCATCCAAAACGCGGTCCACCCACCACCACGTCAGGTGGTCAGCCGCGACGGGTCGCTCATCCTCAGTCCCCGTGCCGGTTATGGGGCAGACATACAGGCGCATCAGTAGCTCTCGGTCATGGACGCGGAATCGATGGACACGTTCTGTCCGGCTGCAATGCTCGTATTGACGAGCTGCAGGTCGCCACCGCCGCCGGTCGCCGTCACACTGCCCTGCATATGGCACGTCGCGCCCTGCTTGATACGGAAGTGCCCTGCAGAACCCGCAGCGGTCGCCGCAGCGCTCCATGCGCCGCTCTTGCTCACAACACCGGCAGCGGCAGCGGTCAGCCAGTCGGCAGGCAGCTGGATGGACACCAGCATGTCCCCGCTGTCAGCGGTGGTCACGTCGGCAGGTGCGGCGCCGGAACGGATTTCCATTACAGGGGATGCACCGATGGCGCTCTCTGTCGCGTTGGCGCGGGCATTTTTCACAGCTTCACTGAATTTCACCATTATTGCTGAACCTCCGTCGCAACGGCCCCGACCAGCTGGCCGGACTCGTCGCGCTGTAACACGATCTGTTTCTGCCCACCGCTCGGCATCATCACCGGCACAACGACCGGCTGCTGACTCGCCTCGCCTCTGGGCGCCATTTCAGTTTGGCCCGCCCCGCCGTCCTGTGCAGGTACGGGCGCGTTCGACTTGGCAGCAGCTATCTGCAACTGCCCCTCAAGTTTTTTCCACTCAAGGGCCATTTTCTCCTGCAGTTCACGCCATTTCAGTTCCATTTCCTGCTGCAGCTGCTGGCTCTTAAACTGGTACTCGGCCTGCATTTCAGCCTGTCGCAGCTCTGGGCTATTCTTGCTCGCAGCCTGCTGCAGCTTGGCGTTTTCCTGCTGCATCTGCTGCAGCTGCTGCTGCAATCCCTGCAGTTGCTGCATTGCCTGCTGGTGCTGCTGATTCGCTGCCAGCTTCTGCGCATCAGGCAGAATGTCGGACACATCCACGTCGAGATATTCGTGCTGTCGGCGCAACGCCATAACCACGTTGTCAGGCGTGCCGATGCCGAGCTGCAAGCCCGGGCCGGTCAGGAACGCCACCAGATTTGACATGGTCGCAGCGTTGGTCTGCTTGTCCACAGGACCGACACCCACGTCGACCTCAACCATATATTCGCCGCGTAAATCGTCCTCGGTAATCTGTACATCGCGCCCGATCACTTTCACGTCGTCTTCGGGTGGCCAGATACGCATGATGTCTATGATTCTGCGAATGATGCGCTTCCAGCAGCGTGCGAGTCTCCGCGCGATGAGGCGTTGCCGCTCTTGTGATGCAGACAATTTGAGCTGCATGCCGCCGAGGGTGCGGTTCATAGCCTGCTTGTCCAGTCCCTGCATGGCCTCATTGACGCCGGACGCCTTATCAATCTCGTATTGCGTCTGTTCCATTGCCTTGAGGATGAACTGGTTCGGTGCGCCGAAATCAAGAAGCTCGGCGCGGAATTGCATGTCATTTGCGACAACAGCGTCACCGGGCTTGAAGCTGGTCAACGCCTTCTGCAGCTGTTTGTTGTTCGTCACCCACCCACGTGCGGTAGACAGCATGGCAGAATCCTGAACCGCCCGGACCATATTCGTCATCATCCGCTGCCACTGGTCGAACAGCTCAGGGATGGGACGACCGATAATCTTATCAGGTTCGCGCAGGATGGTGGCCAGTTCAAACGGGGGGCCGCCGTACGGGTTTTCGATGGGATCACGCAGCACAACATCGTCACACACGGTCAGAATAACAGGTTCCAGCAGCCCGTCGCCGTCGATGTCCATGCGTGTGTAAATTTCCTCCACCCACACCTCATTCTGCCCGAGAGTTTGCTTTTCGTCGGTAGATGCGAGGTTACGTGATTCGGGTGCCGTCAGCCCATCGACGCTGAACAGGGTCTGCGTCTCGGTTTCCGTCTCAGGCGACGCAACGCGGCCGTCAATCTTGGCTTTCAGCTTTGCGTGTACGCCCTTGCGGTACAGCCCCTGCCGCTCTCTGCGCAGTATGTAATCAAGGTCACGTTTGGTCTTGTGCGTGACGTACGGGCACTGATCCAGCGTGGCGTAGCCCGGCACGTACTCAAGCTCGCGCGGGGGGATAACCTCAACCCAAGGGCCGCGATATTTGAGCACACGCCGCACCGCCTTAACGTTTTCGACGCCAAGAACAACGCCAGCGCCATCTGTCAGCTCATCATACTTGGTGATAGACAGCTCAGGGTCAGCGGCAAGCATGGCAAACTCTTCCACGCTCAGCGACTCGTAGTCTTCCCGCTTGTCTTCGTACTCTTCGCGGTGCGTCACTTTCACCACACCGTAGTGGCTGGTCAGCGCGTAGTGGATGCAGTCATCCATCAGTTGTTCGCCTTCCATCTGGCAAAACAGCTTGTGCCTGATGTACTCCTGAATATCCCGCGCCACGTCGCGAGGCCTCAAGTCCTCGGGCTGTTGTTGCGCCGGCATCCCCATGACACCTGCGGGCTGCTCTTCGTTCACCTCTTTGCGCACGGCCGTGATGCCGAAAAAATCGCCTGTAAAAATCTCAACCAGCGCGGGCTTGCTGGATTCGCAGATGTTCCAGATAACGGGCAGAACTGTTTGCGACCACCCGTCGCGCTCATTGCCGTACGGTTCAGCGCGATACCTGCGGTAGAACTCCTCGCGCTTGTCGGAAAGCTCCTTCTGCGCTTCTCTCGCCTTGTCGCGGTGCGCCTTGATCTGGCTTAAAATCCTTTCGTCAGTCAGCTTCATTAGCAAAACCTGCTCGGCTGTTGTGCGTTGTAGTCGTTAAAATACTCTTCCCTCACAACAGGGAAGGCGAAGGTCAGAGCCAGGGCATCGCCACAGTCTGGCGACCGCAAGCCGCGCTTCTTAATTTCTTCCTTCGGCTCAAGTTTCACGCGCTGCTCACTGTCGTACTTATAGGAAGGCGCTGTGAGGTCGGCTTGCAGTTCGTCCGTATCAGGCACACTCGCCCCGCCTTCGTCCGATAACCAATCCTTCATCAGCCCCCACATTTCGGCCCGCTTGTTAAAAAAGCGGTCAGGGTCAAGCACCGTCTTACGAGAGCCAAAGTTCACCAGCGTAACGCGGTCGCCGTATCCCATCTCCACAAGACGGTCATGGATTGCGCCGCCCTCCCCGCCACGATCAATGAAAAGCCGGTCAACGCGGTTGAAAGAATCATCAAGAAACTTCTTGCAGCGCCCAACGATATGCATGGAATCCTTTGTCATGTCGGACTCAAGCCCCCATGCAACGCGGCCCTGCCGGTGTATGAACGTCGTCCTGTCTTCGCCCTCTCTGGCGGGGTCAACGCCTACGACATGTGCCCCGATGGAGGGAATATCCGTTGCCTTGCGCGCCTGCAGGACTGATTCAGGTCTGATATAGCTCTCAAGCCCGGTCACCTGAAACGCCTCTGCCGCCGTGGCAGGATATTCCTGCTTGAACAGCACAGGGTCTTTCAGCGTTCTGATCTTAGAGCGCCGCCACGCCATTTGCTCAAGTGTCAACCCATATGCGGCTTGATATTCCTGTTCTTCTTTGTCTAGCGTGAAGCCGTCAGGCACAGGCGCCGAGTACTCATCCTGCCAGTACCAAGGGATGAAAATAGCGATATACTCCGAGCGTCCGGCCTCCGCGTCCTGCCACATCGGGAAGAACATTGGGTCAAAGCCGTTTGCCGTGGATTCAAGGATTACCTCTGTATCCGGCGCATCAGGTATGGCCTGCATAACCCCGCTACGGTGTTCCGGCGCGTTCGCCCAAAAAGCGACCTCAGACCCATGGAAATACTGAATCGTGCTTGAACGCCCTGTTCCCTTTGTCCTCGCAGTGCCGAGCTTGTATCCGCTGTCCAAGGCGTCAAAAATCAGCTCTTTTGCGTTCGTTGCGCCTGTCGACGGCTTCACCGGCGCGGGACAATGTTCGTGGAACCTGTCCACCATGTCGAAAAGGTTCTGCGTTGCCGATTCTTCATGCGACAAGATGAATGTGCGCACGCCCTTGCGGTGAGACGTCTTCCAGTAGAAGCGCCCTCCTACATACGTGGAACAGCCCTGTTGCCGCCCCTTGAGAATCAACGCCCGGACGCGACCAA